TCGAAACTTATGTCCGATTTGGGGTTATATGATGGGGATGTAGTATATTTTAAAATGGATTAATTTAAAGTTTTTAATTTTTTTAGATATTTATTAAATAAAATACCATGAATAACGAAAAATTAAATAAAACATTGGACAACTTTATAGATAATCCAAAACAAATTAAGTACATTTCAAACGATGGAATGGAAAAAGAAGAATGTGACCTTAACACCGGTGAATGTTATGTAATCAGGTCTAAAGATGGTATAGTAGAAAGGATAAATAAAAAATTTATAACCGAAGACGGTAGACAACTTTTACAAGACTAACTATGAAAAGATTAGAAAAATCACTTATGGAAGAACTCGCGAGATATAACGCGATTAATAAATATACAAAAAACTTAATGGAACAGGGTGAAGTACCACCTCCCGCCACGGACTCACCAATTCCACCACCTGGTGATGTCCCACCAGAGGCACCTATGCCGGCCGGAGCTCCAACAGCACCTACAGCACCTACAGCACCTACAGCACCCGCTGATGATACTGAAGAAATAGATATTACGGATTTAGTTAACATGACTAAATCAATTAAAAAGGATTTGGATGACAGTAAGTCTAATAACACAAATGTTGTTGATAAAATGGAAACGGTATTTACCAAACTAACAGATTTAGAACAAAAACTATCTCAGATGGATGCCGTAATAAACAAAATTGATGAATTAGGAAGTAAAGTTGAAACGATGAAAGAAAGAACACCCCAAGAAAAATTGGAGTTACGTTCTTTGGATTCATACCCCTTTAATTTAAATCCTCAGGAGTTTTTTGCACAAAAACAAGGCGAGATGCGACAAACAGGTAAAAATGAATACATACTTACAAAACAAGATATTGAGGATTATTCAAACGATACAATAAGAGATAGTTTTAATCCAGAAACAGAGGAAGATGAATTTGAGTTCTAAAGTAAACTTATTGTTAGGTTTACAATTACAGATGAAAATAAACCATTTTCAAACAAAAGGTATTGCTAGACACGAAGCTTTTGGTAAAACTTATGATGCTTTAACAGAGCCTATTGACGAATTTGTTGAGATTGCTATGGGTAAATATGGTAGGTTTACACTTGACGAGGATACTAAAACTATTAATTTAGTAAATATTTCAGAGATTAATCCCGTTGATATGGTCAAAGTTTGTATTGAAGCCCTTATTGAGTTTTCATATGACTTAGATGATAGGTTAGACACAGATTTGTTAAATTTAAGAGATGAGATACTTGGTTTATTGAATAAATTGCTGTATCTTTTAACTCTTGAGTAATTAACCATTAAAAATAAATTTTAAAAAAAAGAGAGTCAGATTTTGTAATCTGACTTTTTTTGTTTATACTTTACATAGAAATATTTTCTAACTTTTAAAAAACAAAAATATGATGTCAACAACAGAATCAGTACTGGCGCAGTACGAAAAAGACAAACAAGTCGCAAGCGGCAACGCAAACAAGGTATCCCAAGAGGATAGAATGAAAAAGTATTTTACCACCCTCCTCCCAAAAGGTGAAAGAAGCGGTGAAAGAAGAATTAGAATCCTACCTATCAAAGACGGTAGTAGTCCATTTGTTCCCGTGTATTTCCATGAGGTACAGGTTGATGGTAATTGGGTTAAACTTTATGACCCAAACCAAGAGGGTAAACGCTCACCACTGAACGAAGTACACGAAGGATTAAAAATGACAGGTGACGAACAAGACGCAATTTTAGCTCGTCAATACAGGTCTAAAATGTTCTATATTGTAAAAGTTATTGATAGAGATAGAGAACAAGATGGTGTTAAATTTTGGAGATTCAAAAGAAACACTAAAAGTGAAGGCGTTTTAGATAAAATTGCACCACTTTTTAGAAATAAAGGCGACATTACTGACTCACAGACGGGAAGGGATTTAATTATTAATCTAAACCTAACTAAGGCGGGTAACGGTAGAGAATATACCACCATAACATCTATCATCCCTGAGGACCAATCTCCACTACATAGTGATTCAGTTATTGCGGACTCTTGGATTAATGATGAATTGATTTGGTCTGATGTGTATTCTAAAAAACCTGAAGAATATTTAGAAATGATTGCTAAAGGTGAAGTGCCAAGATGGGACACCACTACAGGTAAATACGTTTCAAATTCTACTCAAGAAATTGAAATGTCTAAACCATCTTCACCAACAAATACATCAATTCCTCAAATTGACCCACAAGAAGACATGGATGGGGATGACGATTTACCATTCTAATTAAAACGAACTTGGACACTAGTTGTAATCACGTGTCCAAGTTCTTCTTTTTTTAATTAAAAATAATACAAAACATACAATGGCAATTAAGAAAAAAGAATTCGATTATATATCCAAATTCTCATCGAAAACAAAATATAAGGATGAAAATTTTTATTATTGTGGTGAAGCTTTTAATAGTGCTTGTGGTTTACCTGGACCCGTGATGGGAGGTATTAATATGTTCTTAGGACATACAAACTCATCAAAAACAACCGCTATGATTTTAGCTGCGGTTGACGCACAAAAGAAAGGTCATTTACCCGTTCTTATTATCACCGAAAGAAAATGGAAATGGGAACACGCTATTGAGTTGGGTTTTCAAGCTGAAAAAGACGCGAATGGTGAATGGACGGGTGACTTTATCTTCAATGATTCATTTGACTACATTGAACAAGCAACCGATTTTATAAACGATATCATTGATGCTCACGAAAAGGGTGAAATTCCAAGACACGTTTTATTTTGCTGGGATTCAATTGGTTCAATACCATGTAAGATGACCTTTGATGGTAAAGGTGGTAAACAACACAACGCAAGTGCATTATCTGATAAAATTGGTATGGGTATTCATTCAAGAATTACCAAATCAAAAAAAGAAGATTATCCATCAAAAGACTCGTCATATTATCTAACAATGGTTATAGTAAATCAGCCGTGGGTAGAATTACCCGACAGTCCGATGGGTCAACCTGAAATCAAACCAAAAGGTGGTGAAGCCATAAAATTAGCTTCTACACTTATTTTTTTATTTGGTAATCAGAAAAAATCAGGTATTAATCAAATCGACGCAACTAAAGATGGTAGAAAAATTGTTTATGCTGTTAGAACCAAAATTTCAATCCTTAAAAACCACGTTAACGGATTAGGATACAAAGATGGTAAAGTTATCGTTGTTCATAACGGATATATTGCTGATACTAAAGAAGCGTTAGAATTGTATAAAAAAGAATATTCGAGTTTTTGGAGAGAAAAATTAGGGTCTATTGACTTTAATTTAGAGGAATCAATAACTTACGATTACGAAGAAGAGGAAGATTAATTTTTGTTTAATACCATAAGAGTGATAATTAATGTCTAATGTATTATTAGTAGATGGTGACAATTTACTTACTATTGGTTTTTTTGGATTAAAAAATCACTTTTATAAGGGGGAGCATATTGGTGGGATATATCATTTTATAAACACTTTAAGACGAGCAATTGAAATCCACCACTTAGATAAGATTGTTATTTTTTGGGATGGGCAAGATGGTTCTATAACGAGAAAAAGATTCTATCATCAATACAAAGAGAATAGAAAATCCCGAATAAGGTCCGAGGAAGAATTACATTCTTATGGAAAACAAAGAAACAGGATAAAACAATACCTTGAAGAACTTTTTGTTAGGCAAGGTGAATATGAATTCTGTGAGTCAGATGATTCAATCGCTTATTATGTTCATAACTCACCAAAAGAAAATAAAATAATTTTTTCTTCAGACGGTGATTTGACCCAATTAGTTTCCGAAAACACCAAACTTTTTAATCCATCACACAGTAAAATATATCAACCTAATGATATGTTCGTTTATGACCATGAACAAATTCTTATACAGAATATAAAATTGGTTAAAATAATTTGTGGAGACCCATCGGATAACATTGCGGGTATTAAAAATTTAGGTGTCAGGAGATTAATATCATTAGTTCCCGAGATTAAAACTGAAGAAATTACCGTTGAATTTATTCTTGAAAGATTTAATAATTTATTTGAGGAAGACAATGATAATCATATTGTAAAGAATTTTTTGACAGGCGTTACCAAATATGGGATATTGGGTGAAGAATTTTTTGATGTAAATAGTCGTATTGTAAGTCTTGATAATCCTTTTTTAACCGATGAAGCAAAGGAATCTATAACTTCATTAATAAACGATTTGATTGACCCAGAAGGTCGGTCATATAAAAACACCATGAAGATGATGATGGAAGATGGTATATTTTTATTACTTCCAAAATCGGATGACGCATGGATAAATTTTCTAAATCCATTTTTAAGATTAACAAGAAAAGAAAAGAATAAAAAATTAATTAAAATTAAAAACAATGAGTAATCAAGAAGTAACAAAGTTTGAGTTTCTTTTAACATTAGAAGGAAACATTATCTGTCAGAGATTTTTCAATGTAAGAGAACATAACCCAAAGTCTAGACGTTCCATGGATTTACACTATTATGTTAAAAATATTTGTGACAATATTGGTGTAGATTTGAAAACAAAAACATTGGATTATTTACATGAAAATCGTGATTATTTTTGTGGTTTGGACAATGTAGAAACCGATGAACAAAATGAAAAAGAGTATTTTTTGCTCGAGATTAAGATGGGTGACGATGTATTTATTCAAAGAATGTTTTCCGCTAAATTATATCATCCAAAGGTTAGATATACGGTAGACATTCGTCCATATTTAAAAAGATATTTGTCAGATTTAACCAACATTTTATCATCTAAAAATTTGGAAACAACTTATTTAAACTATAAATTATAAAAAAATAAAAAACTATGTCAGAAAAAAATTTTGGTTTTCTCGGAGCGTCATTTCAACAAACGTTGATTAAATCTATCGTAGAGGATAAAAAGTATGGTGAACAGATTATTGATGTAATTGAGAGCAAATATTTTGATAATAGTTCTTTTAGATTTATCACCTCGCATATCAAAGAATACTATCATAAATATGGGAAAATTCCCGATTATCAGAGCTTGTGTCAAACTATAATTCTTGAAATAGGTTCACAAGAAAATGCGAGAATACATTTAGATACAATTCACGATATTAAAGAAAATACAGTAGATGACCCGATGGTGAGAGAAGAAGCTCTTAATTTTTGTAAACAACAAAATTTAAAGAAGGAACTTAAAATGGTAACCACTATTATTGAGAATGGTAAATTTCAAGAATACCATAAGATTGAAGGTATTATTCAAAAGGCACTACAAGTAGGATTACCACCTGAAGAATGTATGGATGTTTTTCACAATATCGATGCCGCTTTAGAAAAAGATAATAGACAAGCAATACCAACAGGTATAGAGGGTCTTGATACCGCTTTAAAGGGTGGATTGGGTATTGGGGAGCTTGGTGTTGTATTAGCTCCAACCGGTACGGGTAAAACGACTATATTATCACTATTCGCAAATACCGCATACCTATATGGGTACAATGTCC